AGTTCCGGAACTCACGCCGGCGTCCGTCACATTGGAAGGCTAACGCAATGTCTCAATTGGTTATTACCCGGAGCGCTCCGGAAATGGAACCGGCCGGAGACGGTTGGACAGTCGAGGGAATCGCAGTCCCGTACGGCGTGGAACAGGACGTAACCGACGACGGCGGGACGACCTTTTACGCGGAGGCATTCGCGCCACGCGCGTTTAATCGGGACGTGGAGAAAGGCGGCCGGTGGGTAAACCTCATGTTGGGCCATGACGGCGACGACGGCGACCGCTATCTAGGACGATGCGTGGCGATCCGGGAGACGGACGCCGGCCTATTCGCGGCGTTCCGGATTAACCGCTCGCACCCGGACGCGGAGGCGGCGCGTAGCGGGGAACTCACGCATTGGTCCGTAAGCGCCCGGGTCTATCGGTCCCGGCGCGAGACGAGAGACGGACACGCGATTACGTGGCGGGAATCGTGCGGACTGTCCCACGTGGCCGCCACGGCGTCTCCGCAGTACGCCGGCGCCGGCGTCCTAGTGGCGCGCGAACACACCATGATTACGGAGACGACGACGACGCCGCGGCTAGACGAATTGCGGGAATTCCTGGCCCGCAAGGCGCCCGGATAATGGAAACGCGCGATAAGTGGACGCTCGTTATCACGCTCATATTCGTCGTTTATCTCATCACTATTGCCAAAGCGTCGTAACGCGCGTAGCGTGCCGGCGCAAAGGACCCGCCACCCGGCCTTAGTTAATCACCCGCCACCCGGCCATAAAGTAAACGAGCCGCCACCCGGGGAACTATGTAGCCGCCACCCGGGCAGAATTCCGATTCATATACGGAGGCTGCCCGCTATGGGCGTTTACCTTGACCGTCTGCATACCCAATTCGATGAAATTCAGGACGGCGTTACCGAAATCGCCAATCGTGCCGCGGAAGAGAACCGCGACATTAACGACGAAGAGACAAAGGTAATTGACCGCGATAAGACCCGCATGGCCGAACTCGAAACGGCTATCTCTTATCACACGGAAATCGAGTCCCGGACCGATAAGGTAACGGCGCTCCGCGAGAGGGTGCCGGCAACCGCGCGGCAGACGACGCCGGCGCGCGCACCCGAGCCGGAGTACGACCTCGCGCGCGAATTCTCCGGTCCCGGGGACTACGCGATTACCGTTCACCGGGCGATGATGCTTAAGGACCCGGCCGCGGTCGAGCGTCTGGAACGCGCCACGGCTCACCAGAAGACTACCGATAACCCGGGACTTATCCCCCGGCCTATCCTCGGTCCGGTCATTAACCTTATCGACGGCGCGCGGCCGTTTGTGAATTCGTGCGCGCGCAAGGCGTTGCCGGCCGGTTCCTTTGACCGTCCCGTCATTACGCAGCATGTGGCCGTGGATATTCAGGCGGCAGAAAAGGACCTTACGGCGTCGCGGGAAATGAAGATCGGCAAGATTCCCGTAGCCGCTAAGACATTTGCCGGGCACCTGAATATCAGCCGGCAGGACGTTAAGTGGACGAGTCCCGGAATCCTCAATATCGTATTCGAGGACTTCGCGGCCGTTTATGCAATCCGCACGTGCGACGACGCTTCCGCGTCGTTTATCGCGTCTGTGACTAACGCGCCCGTCGCGGCCGGTGGGGACACGGGACCCGACATTATCGCGGCGCTATTCGGCGTAGCCGCGGCATCGTTGGAGGCTACCAATACCCTGCCGGACACTCTCTACGTGTCTCCGGACGTGTGGGGACAATTGGGCGGCATGACCAACGGCGTAAACGGCGCTCCGTCCTTCCCGTCTCTGTCCGTCACGGACACGGCCGGCAACCCGTTGGGTATGGGTCTAGTTGTTGACCCGCATTTCCCGAATGGGACCATGATTAGCGGACCGTCCAAGTTTAACGAGTTTTATGAGGACGTAGACGGACTGCTCCAAGTGCAGGAGCCGGACGTTTTGGGCCAATTGGTCGGATATGCCGGGTTTACTGCCTATGTGAATGTGGCGCCTACGGCGTTCACACCCGTCACGATTCCCGCGGGCGCCTAGGACTAGGGAGACGTAGCCGGTATGTCGGAAATGCCGCCCGGATATCCGGACCTAGCAACCGTCCGCGCCTATGTGCGCGTGCCGGCTACGTCTCTGTCAGATGAGGACCTAGAAAGAATGATGAGCGCGGCCGCCACGACACAGGCGGACGGCCGCGATACTGACCGCGGCCGGGACCCGGATACGCAACAGGTAGCCGGCGCGCTAGAGCAGGCGTTTTTACGGCGCGTACAGAGGCAAATCGCGGGTAAGAATCTGCCTCTAGGAATGGTCGGCGTAGAGGCATCCGAATACGGGCCTACCGGAATCGCGCTAGACAATCTCATTATCGAATTGGAACGGCCGTACGTGCGCGCCGTTTTAGCGTAGGAAAGGACCCGCTATGGCGGACGACGGAACTAGAAAGTTTGGACCGGGCACCCTCAAGATTGGCGCCACCGGGACGGAGGTAGACGTATCGTGCCTTGTGAATTCCTGCACGATTACGGCCGATAAGAATGAGGGAGACTCCACGACTAAACTCTGTGGCACTACTAAGCCGGGCGCCATTTCCTACGGATTCCATATGGACGGGAATTTGGACGTGGACTCCGCGCTAGCGGATGGACTTTTCGCTTTGTCGCAGGAAGAGGCAGGGTCGGAACAGGATTTTACGTACGTGCCTAATGACGAATTCGCGGCGCCGGCTACTAAAGCCACGGAGGCTAGCGGGACCCTGATTATCGATCCTCTGGACTTTGGCGGAGACACGGCCGGCGAATATATGACCTCTGATTTCTCGTTTACGATTGTGGATAAGCCGGCCTATGCCTACGGCGACGCCGTAGCCGCGGCCGCGCAGACGGATACCCGCACTAAGGACACGGCCGCGGCATGACGGACGCCGTACGGGTGGAGGGTGCCGCCACGCTAGCGGCCACGCTCCACCTTGCCGGCGCCCGTCTAAAGGACGCTACGGCACCCTCACGGGACGTAGCGGCGTTCATTGGCACCCGTGGCCGCTCGTCTGCTCCGGTCCGCTCCGGGCGCCTCTCCGCGTCCGTCCGCTACGCCGGCGCGGAGGACGGCGCGGAGGTTACGTCCGGACTGCCGTACGCGAACCGGACCCATTGGGGCTATGCGGCCGTCCGGCAGGCGGCGCAACCGTTTATCGCGGAGCAAGTCTGGAATAACGAGCCGCGCATCGTCGGCACATACGGCGATTGGGTCGAGGACGTTTTACACGTAGTTAAGGGGACTGCCTAAATCATGGGCGAGATAAGGCTAAACACTCCGCTGTGCCGGATTGTCCGGGACGGTTATGACGATATGGAAGTCCAGACGATTAACCCGGATATGGTTTTGTGGGACCGGACCCGGTATAAGCATAAGTGGCCGCCCGTACAGGATGCGCCGATGCTATGGACGACCTTTATCACGTGGGCGGCCGCGCGCCGGCTAGGTCTAATTCCGTCTGACTACTCCTACGAAACATGGGAGGCGGAGGCAGTCGAAATCGAAATCCTTAACGCGGGCGAGGACGACGAAACAGGGTCCCCTATCCTGCCGGGTCCCGCACCCGGCTAATTATAGAAATCGCAATCGCCACGCAAACCGCGCCGGCCGATTGGATTAATGAGGACGATAGGACGCTTGCCACGGCGTTAGAGGTAATGGCGCGGCAACAGGACGAAATGGAACGGAGGACGCGCCGTGGCCGGTGACGCGCTACTCCGGATTAAGGTAATCACAGACGCATCACAGGCGGCACTAGGTCTAGACGCCGTAGGCAAAAAGGCTACGGGTTTTCAAGGTGCCATGAAAAAGGCGGCATTGCCGGCCGCGGCCGTGGGCGTGGCGCTAATCGCGCTAGGGAAACACGCGCTAACGAGCGCGTCCAATTTGCAGCAGGCGCAAGGCGCCGTGGAATCGGTATTCGGTAAGCAAGCCGGCGCCGTCGAAAAACTCTCCCAAAAGTCGGCGCAGTCTATGGGACTGGCACAGTCCGCATATCTCCAATATGCCGCGGTCGTTGGGTCGGCGCTAACAAACGCCGGATTCTCCACAAAGCAAGCCGTAACAGAGTCCAATAAGGTCATGCAGCGCGGCGCCGATTTGGCCGCGACCTTTGGCGGGACGACCTCGGACGCCGTAGAGGCAATTAACGCGGCCGTCTCCCGCGGGGAATTCGACCCGCTGGAAAAGTACGGCGTCTCCCTCAATATGACGGCCGTAAACGCCGAATTGGCCGCCCGCGGGCAGGACAAACTAACCGGGTCGGCGCTAAAACACGCTAAGGCACAGGTAGTCCTAGAGGAAGTCTATAAAAATACCGGCAAGGCGGCCGGCCAATTCGCTCGGGAACAGGACACGGCCGCGGGATCGGCCGCAATCGCTAGCGCCCAATTTGAGGATGCCTCTGCCGCGCTCGGACAGGCGCTACTCCCGGCCGCGGCCGCCACGGCTACGGCGCTAGCGGCCGTGGCTAAATGGGCGTCCCGCAACGTGCCGCTAGTGACCGCGCTAGCGGCCGGCGTAGGCGTCCTAGTGACGGCAATTCTGCTCTATAACGTGGCTATGAAAATCGCGGCCATTGTCCAGACGGCGTTTAACGTGGCTATGTCCGCGAACGTCATTTTCCTAGTCATCGTGGCCGTTATCGCGCTCGTCGCCATATTCGTCATTCTGTATAACAAGGTGGGATGGTTCCGGAAGGCGGTCGATGTGACGTGGGCGGCCGTCAAGAAAGGCGCGCAAGTCGCGGGCCAATTCATTAAGTCGTTTTTCGGCATCGTGTTCTCCGTTATCGGCGCCTACGTCAAGGCTTATAAGACTGTGGCCGTGGCCGTGTTCCGGGCGATTGTCACGATTGTTCGGACGGCCGGAGACGTGATTAAGACCGTGTTCCGGACGGTTAAATCCGTCGTCGGCGCCGTGTTCGATTGGATACGGAGCAAGGCATCCGCGGTTATGTCCTCCGTACGCGGCGCCTTCCAGAACGCTATTC